GTTGCACAAGATTTAGTGATGATGTATTAAATCCTACAGGGGATAACCTGTCTGGTTTTTCATGTGGACCATTAGTCCAAAATATTTGTCCTGGCTTATCAGTAGGTCTGTTGCCATGTGTCTTAGCCATAGACTTAGGCAATACCCATGCAGGGTTACCATGCATAATTAAGTTGTCTACAGTCTGAGACATTGCTATTGCAGTACCTATTGCCAAAGGCTCAATAATCTCTGGCTCACCTTTACCCCAAATTGAATGATCATCTCCATAATTTTTAAACATACATAAAGGGATAAAAGGGTAAGGGCTAGGAATATGTTGCAACAAAACATCCCCACAATAAGTAGCCAAGTAAAGATCATTCCCATCATAATACCAACACTCCTTTAATAATGCCTGTCCACCACCATAATCACTATCTGCTGATGTGCTTATTGGTGACTTCTCCATGTAATTTGTTTCAGCACCAGTAGTGTCAGTTAATTGAGTTATATTATCATCTTCTTTTTGCTGATGTATAAATGATCTGTATTCATCTAACTTACCTTCTGGCTTTACTTCTTTACCATATTTAGTTTTAATTTCATCTACATAGGTAGGAGTAGCAAAGGTTACACATTTAGCATTCTCAATGTTGTTAGCTAATGGATCAAAGAATACAGTATATACATCAGGATTAGTTATAACAAGTTTACCATCCTGATCACTAATCTTTAAGAATCCATTACCATATATCAAACCATCCCTCTTCATACCATTAACTCCTCTCCAAGCCTTAGACTCTTCAAGTTGGTTATCTAGTATTTCTCTAGCCATTTTAAGAGATCCCATCTGAGACTCTGTTTTAGGCATTAAATCAACTACTGGTTTCCTATCTGTAAGGATAGAATAAATAGTTTCTACAATACTAAATGGTGTAGGGACTTCAATTCTAGATTTGTATTTAGGAAGGTTAAAAGGAGCTAATATCTTTCCAGAATATAACTCCTCATTTCTCCTCCATCTACCTGGCTTATGCTGTCTGGCTTTCTTAGCCTCATCAAACATAGCATCTAGCTTTTTAATTAGATCACTTTTCAAGCTGTAACTCTTTTAATGCTTCAAGTTTACCTATTCTTTTATGATACTCAGCTTCAATCTGTTTTAATTCATTCTCTACTTGAGCTATCTTTTCTTCTAAAGTAGGTTTAGGTTGATCTATAGGTTTAGTCTTAGCCAACTGTCTCTCCTTTTCCTTTATCTGCTAATTCTTCATAAGTAGTAACTACAGGTGCAGGTTGTTTATCCATAGACTGTAATTGAGTAGCTATTGCTGATTTAATTTCAGCCTTAGTAGCATCTTCTTTTAATGCTATATCTGACCAATCATAGTAATTACCATCTGCATCAGTAACACCAATTATCATACTTGTGTATGAACCACCTGTCATCTTTTTTTCTAACCTTACTATTTTACAAGCATTTGCTTCTGCTTCTGTAAAGTTTGCCATTATACTGCTCCCCATGCTGATGCTGAACCATCATAAAAGTTCAGCACATTTGTTGTTGTATTGTAAATAATTTCACCTGCTATTGGACTACTTATTGCATCTCTTTGAGTAGTTGTCATTCTTGGGGGTAAAAACCCACTTGTTGTAGATGTTATGTCTAAAATTTTTGATGGACTTGTAGTACCTATACCTACATTGCCTGAAACACCATCAATTCTAACAGCATCACCTGCTGTTTTTACTTTAAATTGAAACCCATCATCACCATTTTTATTTTGAAGTACAGCTCCTTCAGCAGTTGTATACATTCCAAATCTGTAATCAGATTTACCAAGAGAAAATGCAGGATTATCTTCATCACCAACAGCAGATAACCCTCCTGATGATATTGAGAGGTTACTCCAGGGACTTGCAGTTCCTATTCCTATTCTATTATTTGATTCATCTATTACCAATGTGTTTGTATCAAACTTTAAGGTGTTTGCTGTACCTGTATCTAATTGAATTGTTTTATAGGGCATATATATTCCTTAATCTGTTGGGCTGTAATACCATTGTTCACCTTGTAAATCATTACCACTTGTGTCTCTAAGATCATTACCATCTGTATCTCTTAGGTCTACTTTAGTTTTATACATAGGATCTGATTGGTATCTTTTAGCCAACTTCTTTAAAAGTTGCTTTTTAGTTAATTTCTTTTTCTTTTTCTTAGCCAAAGTTATAATTCCAATTCTCATCCTGCTCTGGCATCATGAGTTTCTCAATCTGCTTTTGTAGGACAGGTTTCTTATCTCTTGGTTTCTTAGGTGCATCTATATGACTTAAAGCATATCTAGTTGCATCTGCTATATGATCTTCCAGAGTAGTATCAATGTCCTCTGGGTTCTTTTCATCTCTCACCATTACTGGTAATGTTCTGATCAAGTTGGGACAAGTCTTCTCTATAATATAGAAATTAGGCATAGTGCCTTCTGTAAAATGCATCAGCTGAGCCATGTTCCTCCATCCATTCACTCTATTGTTGTTAGCAGGTGTCATAACTGGGACTCCTGCATCAATCATGCTCTGTGCAATTGACTTGTCTGAGTACATACTTGTAGATGGTGACTTCCAACTCATTGGATTCCTGATCCACATACTTGGATCTGCTAATGTCATATGTATCTCTTCACCTTGATTCTTATCTATAATCTGCTCTGCCCATTCTACAGGATGTTTCTCTGTTCCATATAGTTCTCTGTAGCAGAACACTGTATTATCATGGGTTACTTGAATCCATATACAAGCAAAGGGATTTGCATATCCCCAATCCATCCCTATGTAGGTCTTGTTTGTAAGATCACCATATCCCATTGTTTTAGCTTTGTCTTCACTTATCACATGAACATTAGGGTGATACTCTACAAAGTATTGACCTGCAAATACATTCCAATCTCCCATTCTCCAGGCACTTCTTAATGGCTCTGGTAAGGAATCTAAGAATCTAATATAATCAGGATCATTCTCTACTATTGTTGGATTGTCTTCTACTGTAGCAGGGATGAACATTCTATGTCTTCCAGATTGTGAGTCCTTAAATGGGGTTCTAGGCTCTGATCTATCTATAAACCTAGTTTTTACCCATGCATGACCTTTACCACCTGGATTTGCTGTACAGAATATTCTTGGATCTAAGCCCTCTACTGTACTCCTACAACTTGATAACAATTTCAAATAACTTAACTCATCAGGGATCTGTGTAAGCTCTTCTATGAGTATTCTGTGGTACTCATGACCTTGATACTTTGTGTATGCTTGATCATCTTTTAAGTGTCCACATCTAATTTCTGCACCAGAAGGGAATCTAATAACTGGAGGTTTCCCTGTGATAGTAGCTTGAGGGTACATCCTCCTTGCTCTATCCACCCAGTCTGATAAATCTTCTGAGTTCTTTCTTATGACTAACCCTCTATATAAAGGATTGTCAGTGTCAATAAGCAACCATGCTAGTCCTGCATCAGTTTTACCTGTCAGCCCCCACCTCTGGCACCACCATACAATAATTCATACACTCCTCTTGTTTGAAGTGCTGTTGTTTGTGGTCCAGGATGGGCTTTCCATATCTCCAATTATTTTAACTGCTTTGGTTTAACTACTTCACCATCTATTGCCTTAGTAACATCTATTGGTGTGGGCAGTAATACATATCCAGGATTAGTGTTCTCTACTTGTAATTCTTGGGACTTTAAGTCTGGAACTATCTTATCTAAAAGGATCTTAGCACAGGCTAAAGCTTGTTTATGTTCATCCTTTGTTCCAAGTGTCCCTGCTACTTTATATAATTTTTTAACCATCTCCCCATTGAGCTTATTTCTCTTTATAAGATCAGCTACTGCATCACCCTTTTTTGGTCTTCCATTTGGGTTACCAGATTGTCCCTTTTTCCATGAAGTATTAGTCTTCATAAGTAGCCTGTTATTTCTTAGCTAATTTCTTTATTTTTTTTGCCATTTTAAACTTAGGCTGTGATCTTTTAATCATTTTTTTAGTTGTTGGTACACCACCTTTAAGTGGGTACTTTGATTTAGATTCACTGCTGTAATTCTTTTCCATTATTTCAGGTTCACTTGGTAAGTCTTTTATACTATGACCTTCATATCTCATAGGGAAGTTAGTACCTTTAGCTTTGGCTATATTTTTAAGGACATTTTTCTTTTGGTTCTCTATTTCTTCCATATTATTCATCACAACTCCACCATGCTTTTTAGCATATGCTTCAGCTTGTGCTTGTCCTTGTTTGGTGTATGGAAATGATTTTAAGTCTTTAGGACCTTTTCTTACTGTAGGCATTTAGTTTAATTCCTCAAATTCTTCATTGTTGGGTTCTTCAGTTCTGTCTTTAGGTTCCTTACCAAAATTAGATAAGTAATTGTAATATTCTTCCCAATCATATCCAGGAACTTCAGGGACTGATTTTTCATATTCAGGAGCCTCTTGTGGAAGAACAACTTCTAAGGTTTTTTCAGAGGTTTTAACACCTACTCTAAGACCTATATATAAAGTGATAGCCCCAGTAATTATACCAGAGCAAAATATTATTAGTTCTCCCATGATTATACCTTATTATTGTTTGTCAATGTTAAACATAGTGTAAAGTTTTACATATTCCTTTACCCTTCCCTAAACCCTTCCCTGACTATTCCCAACCCTTCCCTGTGTAAAATACCCCATTTTTCTTGCCTTTTTATTTCCTATAAATTATATTTTTGACTGTTTCAGAAGAGATACTAAAGTGGCTACAAATATTATCCATTCTTTTTATACCTATTACTTCTGCACTTGTTAAACCTTCCCAATATCCTCTTATTTCTGCATCTCTAAGGAAAGTGTCTATGTGATTCAGTACCTGATCTTTATGTTTTAGGTTATTAAGGGATTTAGATTTGTACACTAGCTCTCCAATCTTGAAAGAAATCATCCCATGTTATAGATTTTGCATCTTCTCTGGTCATTCTTCCTTCTTTTAAGGCTGTATATTTATCTTTATAGAACTTTTCTAGGGTTAATCTGTAATCAATATCATCTAATTCTGTACCTTTGATAGTTGATTGTCTTTTGGAATAGATTTCTAATTGTTCTGAGGTTCCAGGTCCCCATTCATTATCAATCCATTGATGTGTTTCAGTAGTGTTTTTAGAATTATGCCAATCTCTATGACACTTTGAGCAGTGACATACAGAATTTCTTTCATCCCATCTTAATGATAGAGTTGATCTACCTATTTTGTGACTCCATTCAATGTGTCCACTTCTTATAGAATCTCTAGTTATACCACATATACAGCAAGTCCAATTGTCTCTTGCTTTTATATAGTTTCTAACAGCATTATCTAATCTTTGTTGAGATCTCTTTTTACTAGGTTTCCTGGTTCTCTTTGTCTTCTTGATTTTGGTTCATTTCTTCTGCCTCAATGATGTTTAAATACCTTAATGTTTTTTCTGCTCTATCCATTGCAGGTACCCCTGAATGAATATCCCTCAGAGCCTCAATTAATATTTTATTTTGCTCTTCTAAAGTCATTTGTCTAACCATATTATTAGTAAATAAGCCAATAAACCTGTTATTAATAAGAATAATAAATACTCAATCATTATCTCTCTCTTTTTTTTCATAACAACTGTCACATACATAAATGCTATCTCTTTTTTCAGATTCTACATCTGATTTACATACATCACAACTTTGTGATCCATAAAAGCTGTGTACTTTTCTGTCTATATCATTCATCTTTTAATAACTTTAAATTGTAATCTTTATATTTTTCCCACTTACCTATTTTGTGGGGCTTTTGTAATACTTCTTTATCTGGGTAAAAATTCATTGTAATTGATTTAATTTCTGATCTAGGAATAACATAAAAATGTTCCTCATCTTCAAAAATAACTACTACTAAAAAATCAAATGCATCATCAGGATATTTAATCTTTGTTTTTGAACCTTTACCACAACTAACCTTATAACAATTATTCCTACTTAATTGCATTTTTACTGAACCTTTTACCTGAACTTTGTAAAGAGCAGATCCATTATCTATAATGAAGTCATAACCATGAACATCATTGTCCACAGTTGAAGTCCTAAGACCTTCTTCAGTGGCTCTAGTCCTGAACCTACTCTCTGCTACAAAGCCTATTGTACTTTGGATTTTGCTACAAATCCCTATACTAACCCTAAGGTTCTCTTGTATAGATCTTTAAAAAGGCAACTCATCATCATATACTGGTTCTGGTTCCTTTTTTTTGTTAAAATCAGGTTTATCCCAAACAGTTTCACCTTTTAGATCTGTACCATATGGAACTTTGGCATTCTCATCAATAAACCATTCTGGATCAACCCAATTACTAAATACATTATTAATCTGTTCTGTTAAAGGCTTACCACCAAAAACTACATTTCTATATTGACCATCACTATCTTTAGAGCTTGGAAACCAAATAACAAAACCTGTCTTCTTATTGTCAGATAGGTTTTCTTTCCACTCTATAAGTTTGCAACTATTTATATAAAGAGGTCCTAGTTGTGGTATGTTTATTACTACAGTTAAGTATGCATGTTGAATATGCTTTGCATTATCAAAATTAACTTTTCTTATGTTGTTAAATGCAATCATCTTGTTCCTTTCATTTGTGTTATTTACTTTGCCCACTTATTGTTTTTTACAATCATTGCCATTATTGAATACACCCCTAGATCCATAAATGAATCTTCAGCAGGTTCATTCTGTGCCTCTTGATTGGTCATAAGTAAGTTCTTTAATCTCTGGATCTTATCATTGATTCTAAACCAGAGTCCAGACAGACTGAAATTCTTCTCTTCTTCTGTCTCTAAATTGGTTCCACAGCTTATATTGCTTGGTCCATAATCCAATTGCTTTCTACAAAACAACTCATATTGCTTTGCTTGAATCTTTTTAAATTCCATTGCTGTCTGTGGATATTTTTCTTCAATTATTTCAATTGATTCATTCATTTGTTTGCCTCTTTTAAGTTAATTAATGTTGCCTCTTCTTTAGGTATGCAATACCTATTCTCATATGTGTCTTTGCCTCTTTTTTCAGTTAAATAAGCACTGAAGACAGGCTTTAACCTTTCTTTTGTGAATGAACTTTTATCAATCACATAAGCCTTTGTTCTTGCTGTGTTAAGCACCCATATCCATAAAGGGTTCTTTGTTTCTAATAAATGTTTTTTTCTTTCATAAACATGAATCTCTGGATAAGGAAATTCATCATCTTTCCAATGAATACTTACCTGGACTTCATGCTCTTGTGGTCTTAGAACTGAAATATCAGCCTTTTTTTTTGACTTAGTTTCAGGAAATGTACAAAAATAGCCTCTAGCACCTAAATACTCACCAACTGCAATCTTAGCAGGTCCATCATATTTATCATGCAGACTCTGTTTGAATGGTTTATAGTAACTCACTAAACTCCTTTGTTTTTCCTACAACTGATCTTGCACATTTAAGACACATTTCTTTTGTTTTCTTGGAAATAAGCTGACCAAATTCATAGGTGTACAAGAATTTATTCTTACCATATTCACCACAATAACTACACTGGTTACTATTTCTTTTTATTTTGCTCAAGCTCATTTTCAAGTTTTTTAACTCTATCTACATAAATGTGTAATCTTCTAACTTTACTTTCCAAATCTTCTCTAGTCATATTTAATTGTTTTCTGTAAAACTCTTTTTTTGACCAAAGTCTTTTAAATAACTGTTTCCAACCTCTAGCTTTTAATTTGTAAGACTCTAAACCATGCAGTGCCTCAAATATTGATTCCCATTGAGTATCAGGGTTCTCAATATCCATTATATCATTAGCCATGTCTTCTAGGTGTCTAAGTTTCATTATACTCAAATACTGCTTTTGCAAATCCTCTTGGAGTAGCTGATCTTACATTTGCTCTTAATTCTGGCTTTAAACCAAAAGATAATTGAGATACTTCAGACATATATTTTCCATTAGGTAAATAATTTTTTTTAAGTTCTACTTCCTTTTTTTTAGGCATTTGAAATCCATTTCCAACCCATAAACAAGTTTTTTTTGAATAGGCATCTCTTGGAGTTATAATGTTAGGATATAGTGGGTGAACATCATCTTCTGGTAGATAACCACCATACTCATAAGGATCAAATTTGTAATCAGGCTTTCTCCAATATGTTGAAACTGTAGATACTGGATTTTCTATCATATATGGGCATCCAAGATACTCAGCTATATCTATACTTATTTTAAATAGTTTTAAAGCATTTATAACTGCCCCTAAGCCTTTATCTTTAAACCATCTAGCACCACTAACTGCTACATCAGTGCATGGTGGAAAGAATGATGCAAATACAACATTACCTCTTGGTGGCATCCAACTATTCATATCTGCACCAACTTTAATTATATTACCTTCTCTATTTTCACCTAGTTCATGCTGTATATCTACACAATAGCATAAATAACCATTTTCTGCCCAAATTTTTACCATTTCTGTTGTAACATCAAAACAGCTAATTATAATTTTTTCATTCATTAGTTAACTCCAAACTTTAGGTTTCTAAATTCAGCCATAGCCTCTGCTTTTGCTTTCTCTATTTCTGCATACTCTTCTTCAGTAGGTTCATATTCAGGTTTAGAGGCAGGTTTGGAAATAGTTTGGTTCACTATATCTACTTTAGCAGGTTTATCAGTGTCTGCTTTGAATTGGTTGTAAAGGTTCTCAAATTTCATAACATCAGATTTCTTATCTCTAAGGGATCTAAGTGAAATTATTTGGTTACTCCAGAATGAATCTTCTTTTGCCCATCTTATTGCAGATCTAACTTCAAATTCAGAATATCCATCAATGTCAATAAGCTTTCTAAGTACATCAGCACTTTCATTAATTAACTTATCTTGATTGTTGCATTTCTTAGGGAAACTATAAGTTTTATAAAATCTAAGAGAGAGGTCCACCAACTTTGTTGGGGGTTCTTTCTTATTAGTTCTTTTAGTATTACTAATACTTCCTGATTTTAAGGAAGTGGTAACCTTCTTCAGATGACTCTCTTCCCACATACCAGTTCCTAGTTTTAAGGAAGTGGTGTATTCTAAGGATAACTCATATTTTACCTGTGACCATTGACCATTTTGTAGCTTTCTAGGCTTTGATCTAATCATTAATTGGTTATCAATTAGGTTATTTAAAGCACTATAAACTGAGTCTCTGCCCATAGCTAAATTGGATTGTATATCTTTTATCTGTACCTTCCAATTCTCTGGCTTAGAAAGCAAATATATAAGGATTAGCTTTGCATTTTTAGTAAGGTTTGGGTTCACTATTATATCATTAGGGATAATAGTAAAGTTGTTTTTAACATTAACTTTAATCATTATCAACCTCACAATGAGTGCAGGTTCTTCTAGGGATTCCATATGTAGGAAAATCTTTAAAATATATAATATTAGATGATCCATTCCACAGAAATTGCCACACCTTATTGCAAGTAATGCAAAGCCTCACTGCAAACCCCTTAGTTCTAGGCTTTTTATACTCACTACAATTGGTTTTAAAGTTGTACCACCAACCATTTGTTAACTTTAACTCTTCTTCTTCAGGTAGGTTATGAAACATTAAGCCCCCAAACTAAAGGATCTAGGACCTTCATATTTAAATTGAGGTTCTTTAGGCTTTCTATTCCATATTGTCATTAGTGCATTCCAATGATCTGGAACCAACTTATACTTCTTTAAGAGTGCTACTGCTGTATTCTCTTTTTTGTAGCCTTTTTTACACTGCAATCCACCAATTCTAGTAACTGGATCATCTGGATGCATTTCATTCCAAAGCATTGCATAAGCTGTTGTTTGAAGGTCAATACCATCACCCATAGTTTGACTTGTCTTAAAATCTATAATCCACAATTCACCATCAATTCTAACAACTAAATCAGCAGTACCTGCCCATGCAATGTTAGGATGCATCAAAAGAATTTCTGTAGCAACTATGTCTTTAAGATTTACATTAGCATTCAACCATAATACACCTGAGTTGATTGCCTTTAACATTTCATGAGTTAAGAATACTTCATTGCCCTTGTATAGGTAGTATCTATCTAATTTAATATCTTCACCATTACAAACTCTTGCAAGGACATCATGAACTATACTGCCAACTAAACAAGCATCTTCAGTTTTTTTAGTTGCAGTATACCCTAATGACTCCTTCCATTTGTCTAGATGAGGTTTTGCTAAAATATCTAAAATAGTAGTAGGGGAAGGAACTATCTTCCCCTCTACTTCATAATAATGACCATTAATTGTATCTAAAAGCATTATGCTACTCCATTCTTTTGAGTACCATTTTTTAAATACTTATTATGAATCAGTTTAGCATTAGCTAGATACCATGCATACTTATCATCTTCATTGTTCTTATGCCAATTCAGATCATCAAGTGATGCATCTTTCAACTTGGTTCTATTTTTTTTACTTGGAAATGGAGCATTATTAATGTCATCCCATTTATCTAAAATATAATCAATTGAAAGTTTATCTAAAAAGACAGGGGAGTCTGAGGGTTGTTGACTCCCCTCAGTCACAGTGTGAGGCTGAGTTACACTGATTGACTGCTCATTCTCTGCTTTAAACTCTTCTGCCTCAACTTCTGAATAGATTCCATACTCATATGCATTAATAAGCTTGAGGATAGCTCTATCTCTACCTCTTTTCTCAGCCATGCAACCATGATATGGATTGAAAGTAGATTTAGAATCTGACTCACCAAAGGTTTTTACAATTACATCACCTTTTTTCATGGTAATCATCACTCTTACAAAGTCTCTTTCAGAATTAACTACTTCCATGTCAACCAATTGGACTTTCTCTATATGACCAATTTTGGTGCATCCATCATGGGTTAAAATCCATCTACCTGATTGTTTTTGTTTCCAGTAGTCTTTCTTAGATAGATTGTACTTTTTTGAAAGTTGTTTCATATCCATTATGCACACTCCAATCTAGTCTCTGCAATCCATTCAGCCTCTGACACTTGATTATCCTTAACTTTGCTGATAGCCATATCAACCTGATGTCTTGATGCACTTGAACTAAGTATTGAATAATCAGGTCTTTTAATTACAATAACAAAATAACCTTTAGACTCTAACTCCTTTTGAACTAGCCCTACTAATGGATAACCACCCACTAATTGCTCTGGTATTCTACTTCTAATCATTATCAGCCATCTCCCATTCATCTTGATCACCAAGACAATCATTACAAACTAAATTGTCACCAGTGGACTCAGTAAAGTCCATGCCATACTGCTCTTTCTCACAGTCATAACATTCAAACAATTGAGATTCTTGTTGCCAACTCATACTACTACCACCTCTCTACCATCAACTTCTGATGGAGGTGCAGTACATAAATCAAGCACATCCTTTGCATAAATAGTCCATGCACCTGGATTAGCTTTATTTCTGATTTTTTTGAGTTGTACTGTTGGGGGATTGGATTTTACTAGCTTTACATATTCAACTGGGTAGTTGTGTTTAGCTAGTAACTCTTCATTGGGATCTATAAGTCTTACATAACTTCCAGACTTTAGATCTTTCACTTTGTATCTCATAAGTTTAGCCTCCTAACTTATGTGGTTGTGAACTCTGGGTAGGCTTCCAAACTCAACCCATTGTTCCTTCATTTGTGAGGGGGGACTTTCTTGTCTCCCCTTTCTGTTTAAATAAATATTAATTAGTATTTATTGATAACTATAAATTATAATTTTTTTTCATTACAAACAAACACTTAAATAATAATAAATTATTATAGGTAGCAATTACCTCCCTTATTTAAGTACAATCAGCCCCACAAAAGTGGGGTTTTTTGTTGCAATAAATAGTCATTAATGTGTATATTTTATTACTTAAATAGAGGCATAAAATGAACAGGAATGAGGCACTTGTTCAGTTACTTGCTAAATCTGGAAAAACTCAGCTTGAAATAAGCAGATTAGCAAATGTAACTCCTGGACAAATTCAAAACTGGAAGAACTTCAAAAACAACATTAGACCAGATTCACTTGAGAAAGTTGCAGATGCTTGTGGCTTTAAAGTAATCTATAACACCCTTGATGATTTAAAACTAGAACCATTACAACTTAACCTTTCAGAGGAGGTAGATCCAATGTCACAAAACACAACCAACCAGATCATACAGGTTTTTATTGATGATAATAAAGATTTAAAGTCAACTATTAAAAGTAAAGATAAAGAAATTAGTAAACTAAGGTCTATAATTGAATCAAAAGACAAATTAATCTCTAAAACTTCACAACATATACCACCACTTGAGCCAGGCAGGTATCAATGTCACACTAAAATGGTATTAGGTATACCAAGTGATGCTAATCCTAAAGAACATGTTGAGGCAGGGAATGTATTTATAAATGCCACTTTTTTGTATGCTGAATTATTAGGTTATAAAGATAACTTTGAATTGATTAATAAACCTTTTCTTGAGGTGTTACACCCTGATGAATTTGAAAGAATAGCTAAATCTGATCCTAAAGATTTATATTCTAGCCCTGAACAGCTTCATGGTATATACATTTATTTAAAATTAAAAAAGAAAGATGGCTCACCTGTATTTGTAAAATCACACTCAACTGCTGTAGAATTTGATGGAGGTTTCCTAGTTAGTTCAGACCTCATTCCTATAAGTGAAGAAGAGTATATTTCAAATGTTATTGACAACTTTGATACAGGTGTAATAGGAGAAGGGTAAGCAAAGCCTACCCTAAACCCAACTTAAATAGATCACACACCTTGTGTGATTATATTTATATATACAATTCCCATGCCAAAAACTAAGGTCCTTTAGTTTTCAGAGGAGAGGTGACTGAAACACCTCATTTAATTTCAGTTTTTAAATAGTTAGGTGCAAGATTAATATTGCAGGAGAGAAAATGAAGAAAAAATTAGAAAACACAGATCCAGATAATAGTAAGTTTGAAAACATTACTCAACAGATTCCTTTGGAGAAAAGAAAACAATTAGCTTTGTTAGATTATGTAATAGTTTCATTAAACAAAATGAGAACACTTAATAAACCTGATATAAGTGATTGTATTGAACTTGTTATTGGTATTGTCAAAAATAAGGTTCAAACTGATAGAATTGACTGGAAAGAGATTGGTGTTGATAACTACAAAGAGCTAGATGTTTGAAGAAAATGGACAGTGTGTGGTCAAATTATAGTTAGTTACTGAGGAGTGACCTCTTGAATGCCATTCAAGCGCTCTCCCAACTGAGCTATATCCCCTCTCCCCTTTTTGTCTTTCCCATCTTGATTTTTGGACACTGGGTAGACAAATAACTTCAAATGCTTTTTAATAAATTCTTTATCATATTTCAAATATACACTTGTTGTCTTTAATTCACTATGACCAAGTAGCCATTGCACATAAGTTACATCATTATCCAAAATAGTGTAAAGGGCAAAAGTATGCCTAAAACTATGACATGATTTTTTATTTCCAAGATTATATTTATTAATAATCTTTTTTAAATGTTTTTGTATAGTCCTGTTATGTAGCTTGTTGGTTTGAACTCTTTCTAGAATTTCTTCCAGATCAGTAGATACAGGAATATGCCTATCTCTCCTGGACTTAGCAAATTCAGCAGGTACACAGATGTAGCCATCCTCATAGTGACATACATATAGTTCAGATATTCTAATACCACTCTGAAGTAATACATTATATATATCTTTATATACACCCTTTGAATATTTAAATATGGTTTCTAGATCAGAATGGGTAAAGAATTTTGGTAAAGGTTTATCAAGTTTTTTCTTTTTGAGTTTAAACTTGTAGTCATATCCCTTTTCTTTGCACCAATTATAAAATACATTTAAATCATTTACATAACTATTGTATGTAGATGGACTAAATGCATTGAGTTTGGTTTTAAGTTTGGATCCAATTAAAGATAAAGAATACTTATATCTATCTAATGTAGATTGTCTAAGATTTTCTTTTTTCTTTTCTTTAAGGAATTTAGGAATAAGAGTTTGTTCTTTAGGGTTCTTTTTGACTTCATCAAGTAGCCCATGTTTATAAGCAATTATTTTATATTCAATTGAACTCTTTATCTTTTTTATAGTTTCAGCACTACAGGACTCTGTAAATCTGATTCTTTCTTCACCTATTCTATAATCAATATAGTATTTTCCTGCTTTGATCTTGGTTATCTTCACAGGAAAATTTATTACATATTATTTACTTTTAGAAAGGTTTTCAAATATAACTTCTTGCATTACCCCTATAAGTGCTGTAAACACAACTTTTTCTGTTTTTTCTGTAAGCACTGGGATATTTACATTGGCATTTATTTTGTCCACTAATTTATCAGTGTCTGAGAATGCTTGTTTCATTATTAATTCTACTAAATCCATTTTGGGTTCCTATTTATTTATTAATTTAACTAACATATCAATGTTGGAGGCTACTGTTTGTAATTTCAATTGTCCATCTTTTGAGTTTGATATTAATTGGATTACTATATCATGGAATACTTTATGTTCTTCTTCAAGCTGTCTAATTGCTTCCATCTCTGCTTTATGTCTGTCTTCAATTTGTTGGAGTAATTGTATTTGAATAAATTGTACAGTTTTCCATAGAGCTAATCCACAAGCTATGGCTACAGAGATTGGTATCCCATACTGGTCTATGAGTTCAAGAGGCAATTTCTCTCCATTTAATAATTAAAGTACATAAACCTACAGCTATACCTATAAGAAGTGTCACTGTGCTGAGTACAGGGTTTAATAATTGAGTATAGTTTACTATAGCACTTCCTACAGTTGCTCCTATTCCTACTTCTGATCTTGCCAGGATTGTATCTTGTAATGTATCCATCATGAGTTTGCCTTAATGAAATGCTCTGTTGTTCCTTTGCCTAATTCAGAGTTGTATACTCTCTTCCAGTATTGGGCTTGTTGTTTTAAATT